ATGCTTAGATGAGTATGACGATGGATTGAGCAAGTGGTGTCCTGTATGCCGTGATATAATAGCAGCCGAGGAGCTTGCAGCCCAGGAAGCCAAAGAAGCCAATGCAAAGAGGGGCAAGATAACCGTAGCGGGTGACCTCTACATCAAAAGAGGGTCTGAGTTTAAGCAAATGCTATGCTCGGATAATGCAGGTGACTTTTGCGTGGATGCCTGCCCACACTTTGACGGTCCTGAAAACAATACGATAACAATATGTTCTGGTAAAGTGTTGGAGTTCGACTATCTTGATGATGAGAGAATATAAGGGGGCAATATGCCAACAGACGTAGACATAGCAAGCAACGCACTATTGCTGATAGGGGATGAGCCTATAAGCTCCTTGACATCAGGAACAGGGGCAGGCTTTGAGGTGGCAGCAGCTATCTATCCAGAGACATACAAGCAGGTATTGTCTGAACACCCTTGGAGCTTTGCCTTAAAAGAGCAGGTATTAAGCAAGCTCACACAGACCCCAGACGACAGAACAGGTTATTCTTATGCGTACCAGATCCCAACTGACTTAATCAGGCTATGGGCCATTTTTGAACACTCCAACTATGTGATTATAGGGGATCTTTTATACTCAAATGCCAATGAGCTCATGGCAAGGTATGTGTATAAGGTCACAGAAACATCCTTACCACCTCATGTTGTCGTTGCCCTTCAGTATAAGCTTGCATCAGACTTTGCAAACAGCATTACAGAGAGCACCAGCAAGGCCGAATACTACGAGGCTAAATACAGGGTAGCAATCGCACAGGCAAGAAGTATTGACTCTCAGGGCAGACCACAGGAATCAATCATAGATAAGCCTTTTGTGGATGTCAGATACTCAGGAAGAGGACTATATTAATGGCTGATCTTTGGAACCTACAATCCAATCTGAACAGAGGTGAGCTGGATCCACTTTTGTTAGGGAGAAAAGACCTCACAGCATATTACAACGGCGTCCAATCAGCCAGGAATGTCCTTTGTTTACCCCAAGGAGGCATGAAGAAACGCCCAGGAACAGAGTTTTTAGGGGAAGCCCTGGGCAATGGTAGGCTTGAGAACTTTTCTTTTAATGTCGAGCAGAATTACCTACTTGTATTTACCAGTGAAAGAATGCAGATATACAAGGATGGTGTGTTGCAGACCAATATAAATGGATCAGGCAATGATTACCTTGAGACCCCATGGACATACTCAGAGGTTCTTGAGTTTGACTATATACAGTCAGCAGATACTATCATAATCACGCACTCAGATGTAGAGACTCAGACCATTACCAGGACTTCAGACACAGCCTGGACAATAGCAGATGCACCATTTTCCAATATTCCACAGTATGACTTTAACGATGCCTCAAGCCCTACGCCTACAAGCGAGGTGCAGACCCTCAATTTTAACAATCAAACAGAGGGCGACAGATACAAGATTGCACTAGAGGGGATCCTGACTGAGGAGCTCACTTTTGCAGGAGATGACTCAACCAACGAGGAGAATATCAGGAGCGGGTTACAGAACCTAATTAATACCGGGTTTTCTGGGATCTCAGTATCTACAGACGCAACAGGCGACACCTACCGGGTGACATTCGCTGAAGAGGACGCCAAAGACTGGGGCTTGATGACCGTGACTCCAATATATACTGTTAATAGTGGGTTTGCCTGTGTAGCTACGGAGATTACCCCAGGAGTAGCAAGGACAGAGGATTCATGGAGTGATACTAGGGGTTGGCCTACATCCTGTGTATTTCATGAGGGTAGACTATATTTAGGTGGTTCACTGTCCAGGCCTGCCACATTATGGGGTTCAAGGGTGGGAGACTTCTTCAATTTTGACAAGGGACGGGCCTTAGATGACGAAGCAATAGAGGTAACACTCGATACTGATCAGGTTAATGCTATTCAATCAGTCTTTTCTAACAGATCCTTGCAGATCTTCACAAGTGGTGGTGAGTTCTTCGTACCTGAATCACCTGTAACACCCACAGGGGTTGCGGTAAGCCCTCAGAGCAATCTAGGATCAAAGAGAGTGCGACCTGTAACCATTGATGGTGTTACTTTGTTTCCACAGCGTACAGGCAACGCAATAATACAGTTTATCTTTCTGGACGCAGTCAAGGCGAATCAGTCAAGCTCTGTGTCAGTAACAGCTGCCCATTTGATAGATGATCCTATTAAGATGGCAGCAAGCAGGGGAACAGAAACAACAGACGCCAATTATGTGTATATAGTTAATTCAGACGGCACTATGGCAGTTTACAATACCCTGGCAGCGGAGGAGGTGTCAGGGTTTACATTATGGGTGGATACAACGGGAGATATCCAAAGTGTGGCGGTGGTTGATAATGCCGTGAACCTTTTGGTGGAACGAAGTATTAACGGTTCTACAGTCTATCAAATTGGGGTAGAGAACAATGCACTTAATGCTGATTCTTCTGTTTTTGATTCTACTGATGATGATGAGATAACGGGGCTTGATCACCTGGAAGGTGAAACGGTATGGGCTAAGGCTGATGGCGCGTATATGGGTGAATATACCGTGGTAAGCGGTTCAATTACACTTCCCAGGACCTCAGCAGATAAAGAGGCTGGGTTATCTTATGTGCCGACTATTCAAACCATGCCTTTGAATATTGATCTTGCAAACGGTCCGAATGCCTTTGCAAAGAAGAAAATCGCCCGTATAGGATTGCAAATATTTGAATCTAATGGAATAATTGTAAATGATCAACGAATTCCAGATAAGACCATAGCCATAAATCAATTTGACTCTCCAGAGCCATTTACGGGATTAAAAAGGATTCATGTACTTGGATGGAGCTTAGATGCCACAGTGACAATAACACAAACAACACCAATGCCAATGACTATCCTTAGTATTGGCATGGAAGTAAAGGTCTAGGGGGGGTAACATGGCTCAGGTAGCAATGATAGCAGGAACAGCAATGAGCTTGAACACTGCATACACTCAAGGCAAGCTTGAGAAGTCAGCGGGTAGACAAGCAGCCAGGGAAGCTGAAATTGTAGCCAAACAAGAGGAACTTGGAGCTATCCAGAGAGAGGCCGACCGAAAGGCCCGTTTATCTGAGGCACTGGCAACTCAAAACGCCAATATCGGGGCTTCAGGGATCGCAGCCTTTGAGGGATCACCATTGACCGTACTGGAAGAGAGTATAAAGGCAGAAGAGACAGCCACAGAGAGGGATATTTACATGACCCGACTTAGTGCAATGTCTACCAGGGCCAAGGGCCAGATGGAGAAACAAGCCTCTAAACTTAGAGCTAGCATGACCTTAACAAGTGGATTAGGACAGGCAGCAGTATCAGGAGCGCAATATGCCCAAATTCAGTGAGACAGTAGGGCTTCAGACCGTAGCGACAGGGACAGGTGGAGCTAGTGCCTTGATGTCTGTAGCTGATAGGCTTGAGTCATTCAACTCACTAGGTCAGCAGGTGCAGAGTCTTGCAGGTCAGATGAAGCAGAAAGAGATTGCAGTTGATGCTGCCCACCTATCAGCCCAAAGGGACGCCTATTTTGCATCATTTAACACAGATGCAAGGGCAACCATAGGAGAGTTTAAGAATCTCTATTCAGACGATCTAGTGAAGTATAATGAGGCTGTCAATGGATATGTGAAAGGGTTAGCATCCGCAACCGGAACAGTACCAGAAGCATACAGGACCGAGGCCCTACAGACAGTTGAAGACTATGCTGTGACTGGTAGACTCGCAGTACAGAATAATCAGATATCCAGGCAGAAGACAGAAGCCAACGCCACAATGCAGACCGAACTTGACGCTTCCAACCTTGCAGCTATTCAGGCAGCTTCAGAGGGTGACATTGCGATGGCAGGGCTTGAGCAGTTGAATGTAAGAAGAACGGCTGCAAAGATGGTAGAGTCTGGGGCAATGTCTGAAGATGCAGCAGCCAAGTACGTAAGGGAATCAGAAAGAGAATCAACAGAGCAAATTAGAAGATCACAGCTTGATGCTATGCCCATTGACGAGGCAACAGGGCAGATTAACGAATTGGAAAAGGAAGTACCCAAGGGTTGGGAGCCTGATGAATGGAAGACCTTTATAAAATCAGCCAGAACTGATGTTAAATACAGGCAGACTATACAGGACGGAGAAAAGACAAGGCTTGCAGAAGCTGATAAGGATTTGATATTTGGACAGATAGCCAATGGTGAGGATCCAACAGTAACTATTAACACATCTGATTATCTTGATGCAGATGAAAAGATGAAGATGACTTCATATGCCCAGAGCCAGACGGACAGAGCCAAGACAGCCAAACAGTCAGAGATAAACCAAAACAGGGCCGATATAAGATGGGAGCAGGAGCAATACACTAAAGCTTCTACAATCGCAGAAAATACCCAGAACGAGCTTTTAATGGGGTTCTACAATGACGGTCTTTTAACCACCGATCTTGTGAATGCTTCTGATGCTCCCGAAACTCTAAAGTCAGACCTGAATGCTATGCTTAAAAAGCAGGAGGCAACAGCCTTAAAGATAGCGGAAGAGGATAAGCTCAAGTTAGCTGGCACCCATATACAGAGTAAAATGGGCGAATGGGAGTACCAGGAGCTCCTAGATTATGGAATATCCCAGGACATGGACCCACAGACAATTGAATACTGGTGGGATCAGAATAAATCTGTTGCTGATGATCCAGACGATTATCAAAACCAATTTGTGTATAAGCTTGGTATCTCTCAGCTGGCCAAGGATAAGACCAATGGTCTTTTTGTAGGTAAACGACCTGCTAATCAGGTCCAGATCAACAGGAATAATCAGCTATACATGAAGGTTGCAGAGGAATATCAGAAGCAATCATCAGTAGAAGGTGCAGACCCAACAGAGATATTAAACAACCTCAAGCATCCATTTGTTGAAGAGTCTGCAAAGGGGTGGATTAGAAAGCTCTTTACCAAGGACTTAGTGGAAGAGGCTTACCCTACAGGAGAGATCCAGGCGGTTGACTATTCTAATTTATCAGATGAAGAATTAGAGGCTATGAGGCCATAATGCCAGATTACGGTTGGTATGCTGAAATGGAGAAACGGGGCAAGTTAAACGAGGCTGATCAGTCTTGGTATAACGAGATGAAAACCCGTGGTCTTGTGCCTACAGCACCTCAAGAGCCTGACACCTTCATGCAGGATAATCCTGAGCAGATAGATAAAATGGCAGAGTCTTACATGCTTGCCGAGTCTATGGACATGGACCCGGACCAAGCCTATGATATGCATGGCGAGCTTACAAAGCAGATGGCAGAACAAGAGATTTCATTCTCTAAAGAGGTTAAGGATGGAATAGTAGGAGGTATGAGAGTAGCAGGAGCGACATTTGCCTCTCTTGGCTCTGGAATAGCTGGAGGTATCGTAGGATTAACAGGAATGCCAGTAATATCTGCCTCACCCGATAAATGGATTGAGTTCAAGCCTGGACTATTGACAGGCGCAACCCTGGAGGAATCAACCGAGCTTATCCAAGAGGTAGCAGGAGGCCCACCAAGTGCCTTTATAAAGACAGAGGAAGAGGCCAAGGTTATGGAGCTTATGGACCTTATCCCACAGAAAGCAGCAGAAGGATGGGCAATGATCGGTGAGGGGTATGTGGACAGCGT